GAACCATTTATTCCTGATGTTCCTGAAGATCCGGTTGAGCCAGAAGTGCCAGTTGTTCCAGAAGTGCCGTTAGTTCCAGATGATCCAGAACTTCCAGAACTTCCGCTGGAACCATTAATTCCAGAAGTTCCAGATGAACCGCTAGAACCATTTATTCCTGATGTTCCTGAAGATCCGGTTGAGCCAGAAGTGCCAGTTGTTCCAGAAGTGCCGTTAGTTCCAGATGATCCAGAACTTCCAGAACTTCCGCTGGAACCGTTAATTCCAGAAGTTCCAGATGAACCGTTAGAACCATTTATTCCTGATGTTCCTGAAGATCCGGTTAAGCCAGAAGTACCAGTTGTTCCAGAAGTGCCATTCGTACCAGAAGATCCAGAACTTCCAGAACTTCCAGAACTTCCGCTGGAACCATTAATTCCAGAAGTTCCAGATGAACCGCTAGAACCATTTATTCCTGATGTTCCTGAAGATCCAGTTGAACCAGAAGTACCAGTTGTTCCAGAAGTGCCGTTAGTACCAGACGATCCAGAACTTCCAGCAGTTCCAGAACTTCCGCTGGAACCATTAATTCCAGAAGTTCCAGATGAACCGCTAGAGCCATTTACCCCTGATGTTCCAGATGAAGCGCTACTTCCAGATGATCCATTACTTCCAGAAAAACCAGAACTTCCTGATGATCCTGATGACCCACTACTACCTGAACTACCGCTAGAACCATTTAAACCAGATGTTCCTGAACTTCCTGAAATTCCGCTAGATCCAGAAGTTCCGTCTATTCCAGAGCTTCCACTAGTTGCCGAAGATCCACTACTTCCTGATGAACCAGTCGTTCCAGATGATCCAGATGTACCTGATGATCCAGTTATTCCAGAAGATCCGTTTGTTCCTGATATTCCAGAAGTTCCTGATACTCCACTTGAGCCTGAAGTTCCTGCTGGACCTCTTTCCACAATTATACCTGTTACGGTTGGAGGTGGAACAGATTGAATTACAACATTATTTTTATTTGTAGTATCTACTGCGGCTATTGTAGCCCCACCTACTACTTCAACTTTTACAGCATTAGTATTCGAATCTACTTTTACATCAATATTAGCCATTTTATAATTGTGTTACATCTTGCTGAACATCTAATCTGAATTCAAATAAAGTGCGATCCATTATTCCTGTAGAATAAAAATGCAAATCTCCATAAAGATTTATTGGAGGAAAACCTTTTGTTACTGAAGACGGAATACTAAATTGCACTACACCTGTTTGATAAAATCCCGAAACAACTGTTGGAACAAATTGATATAATAAATTTCCATCAGGATGTGGTCTTAATTGACCTGTGCAAACAATATTAGTAAAATCCAAAACCTCAGAAGTTACAGTTACTGTTTGCGTTGGAAAAGTATCTCCTCTTATAACTGATAACTGAATTGCCATTTGTTATTTATTACACGTTATATTAAATTTGGAGACAAAAAAACCCAAGCTTTCGCTTGGGTTTTATAGTTTATTTTATTTTACTTAATTACAGGCAAGTCTGGATTGACCACTCCATTACTTGACGCTCCATTTGCAGCCTTTGCACGATTAGCTAGTTCTTGATTGATAACGCGAAGATTAGCTTGAGCTACTTCGATCTTTCCTAGTTCATCATAAGCAAAAGCCTTTAGCTGAATATCTGATACCTGTGATAGATTGATTTGATTCTGATTATTCTGTTCCATAATAAATTGGTTTGTTTATATTATATCTCGCGTAGAATTTTTAAAGTCTTTAGATGCTTTGGATTATTAGGATCTAAAACTAAAGAAGGATTTTGCACCAACATAGAGATTGTACCCTTATTAGTAGACTTGAATTCGCGCAATAACTTTTCTTTAATTTGTTGTCGCGATCCACTTGCGAATATACCAACTTTTTCACACATATGCTGTAAATCAACTATCGTCATTTCATTTAATTTTTCTCTAAAAACATCAATATTAGATGTGCCAAATGGATTCATCTTCTTAATTCCAAGAATTTCTTCAAGCTTCTTAACTTTTTCAATATCAGGGTCTACATTAACTTTTCCGTCAGCAAGATTTAGATTGTCTAGCTCTGACTTTTTAGGCTCAGGCTTTGCTTCATTTGTTGGTTTCTTTTTTGTGGACTTTTTAGCCATATACTATATTACACAAAATTGATAATATTCAATAAAAAAGGCGTTACCCTTTCGGATAACGCCTAATTTATGACGAACTATAATTTATATTAGACAATCAATCCAACCAAAGCGCGATTGTCGAGAACCATGCGGCCCTCTTCAAGAGCGCCATAATAACCGATCTTACCCTGACGTAGAGTATATTGGTCATCAGCGACTAGATTGAATTCAGATCCAGAATCAGCATCAACAGCTACAGCGCGAACGAGTGAATCGCGTGATCTGTCGAGACCAACTACGATCTGTTCAGTAGCGAGGAATTGTTGAGCAGTGCCACCATTGGACTGTACAGCATAGTTATCAGCATAAGCTGTAGTGCTAGCGACTGTATCGAAAATGGTGGTGAACTTCTTGCCAACACCGAATTCAAGAATTTCCATAATAGAAACTCCGAAGAATTCAGGCATACCGGACTGACTGAAAAGCTGATTACGAATTTCATCAGTAGCAGCGATAGGAGCATTTGAAGCTGTTTGTGAAGCAGCGTTACCAGTGGTCAAACTTCCCTTAGTATTGATTGGGTTGTAAGCCATACCACGAATTTCTTCGATGATTTCTGGAGAAACGATAAGATCAGTTAGACCTCTACGAGCGCCAGAAGGAGTACCACCGACGAATGAAGCGTTAATACGCTTGATCTTGGTGAATAGCTTGTTCAAGTCGTTAAGAACGAAACGACCAGCAGCAGCAGAGCGGAAAACGTGATAATTATTAGCAGCAGTGCTATCATTACCAGTTGAAGCTTGAGCTAGAGCAGTCATTACGAGGTTAGCAGAAGTTCTTTCTTGCTTGAGCATGACTTCCTGAGCAATGCGAGTGAAAGACTTGCTAACTACGTCCAAGCGGCTCTTAGCGGCGTACTTCTTATCGAAAGCGACAGCGCTGTCGAGACGATAAGTAGCGATCTTTAGCTCAGAAGCCAAAGGTTGAACTACGTTCTGAGGAAGACCACCAGCGACACTTTGGCTATAGACCTTGATGTAATCTTCGTCGAAGATATCATAATAGAGGTCTAGAGGAATTGAGGGATTATCTTCAGCATTGAACTGAAGGCTTGTGAACAAGTTGGAGATGGTTGGAGCGTTATTAATTACTTCAGCCAATACTGGTCCAATGAATTCAGCCAATGCTACTTGAGCATCGAAGGCTACTTCACGGTTCTTTGAGGCTAGAGCTTTGATTAGCTCGACTTGTTCATCTGTTCTCTTTAAAACGATTTTCATATTTTTAAGTTTTTAAATGTTAGACAACGTAGGAAGTTACACAGTCGATTTGGACTAGGGCGTACTTACCAGTGGTAGTTCCAGCGAAATAATCGCTCTTACCATTCTGAGAAACACGTTGACCAGTTCCCAAAATTCTACCAATGATGCTGGTAGTTCCAGTGATTGGTGATAATGTAGCAGCAGATAGACCGGAAACCTTACCAGCGTTAGCAGAGATAACGAGGTGATTGTTTACTGTCATGCTTGCGTCTACCCAATCGATAGCTGTATCAGCCAAGGTGAAGATACCCTTAGTAGCTACAGGAACGGCTTGTCCAGTAAGAACAGCTTGCAATTCAGCTCTCTTTACAGGATTATAAAGTAGTCTTTCGCCATTTTCATCAGCGGCGAGAGTTTGATTTAGCGTAATACCGAGAACTGGAGTACCAGCGGTAGCCGCAGTAAATTGTAGAGGTACAGCAGGATATTGAGCAGCACCCAAGAAAGGATAATCTGCTTTACCTAGTGTATTTGTAATATCGGTAGCTGTGTATTGAATTGGATCTAGATCCAAATTACCAGCAGATACCTTAACGAAAACACCAGCTGAACCATTACCATTTGTAGATGGGGTGGCATCAACAGTGTCGCTAGCGAACATGTTAATAACATCGTTATCGCTATACTGTCTGAATGGATATAATCTTAGTGACATATATTTTAAAATTTAACGGTTATATTTTCTTTGCTGAAAGCCTTACCTAGTCTTTCTTTCCAAGAAGTCTTTGTTTCAGAAGGAGTAATTGACTGAGCGGGAATAGCTGGCTCTTCGCGTTTGGCATTAGCCAAAGCTGTTTCAACCTCAACTGTCTTTTCGACAACTTCAGTTGGTTGAGTCTTAACTTGACCCATTCTCTTAGCCAATTCAGCTTCTAAACGTTCTTGGAAAATCTTATCTTGATCTAGCTTTGAAGATTTGCTCTTGTGTCTAAATAGAACAGCAATCTTATCCTTATAAGAAGCAAAAGCTTCATCGGTATTAGCTAGAACAGAAACTTCTTTAGCGAGGAACTGACGATCAACTTCGTCAAGATCATATTCGCTATCTAGTAAATTCATTCTTGAACTATAAAGTTCTTGAGCAGCTTGAGCAGAAATTGTGTTTTCGAGTTCTGCGAGCTTGGCAGCGGTTTCAGAAAGTTTCTTATTGTTCTCTTCTAGATCTTTCTTGAATTGTTCGGCTTGAGCGACAGCTTCAGCCTTGGCGATTTCAGCTTTTTCCATTTCGAGCTTAATTTCGTCGTTCTTGAGTTTAATGCTTTCAGCGATTTTAGCAGAAATTGAGGCAACAGCTTCTTCACTAAACTTGACAGAATCTTGCTTCTCAGCGAGAACTGTTTTTAATGCAGATAGTATTTGTTCTAAATCCATAGTTTTAGTTTTGGTATTATTTACAGGTTGTTTTTCTTTTTGTGAAAATATTTTATTGTTAAAGCTTAGTAAATCTATTGAGTTTACTTCGTAAGATTCAGCTTCTTCAGTTTCCATTTCTTCTTCTTTGTCATTTTCTTCAGTATCATTATCTGAATTTATTGCTGAAGTTCCATCATCAATTACGACTCCTTGAACATCCGCTGCTGGATTAGTAGTAAATCCAATACCTAATGGATAAATGCGACCAGTTACTAAACGATATACTGGAGTTCCATCATTCATGAATCCAGATCCATCAAAACCTTTCAAGTATTTTTTAAATTCATCGATTTGCTCTTTTTTAGTAATGATCTCGGCTTGTTTGAGATCTAAACTTCCAACTGCAACAAAATATTCATTGAAACCAATTTCCCAACTTGCACTAATCTTTTCATACAATGCTGATTCAGGATCATTTGAATCCATTAAAGCATCCGCAAAGTCACGGTCTACTGTTTTATATACTACAGCAGCCAAAGCAATATTAAATGGATTAAGACTACCTCTTACATCTTCATCAGATAATATTTTATTTTCTCCGTAAGAAGAAAAAGCAGAATTAACAATATGCCCAACGACTCTTTGCTTTTTATGCTCAATATTTGTTGGTTTATGAATAAAATATTTCTTAAAAGCAATTGCAGTATTTGTATCAATACCGTCACCATTCTTGTTGAAACGATTTACAACAGCGGCATTAAATGCGGCACCAACTAAATCAACATTTTTTTCTAGATTAACTGAAGAAGGAATAATTGACTTGAGAGGTTCCAATGAAGCTTGTGACAAGAGGATATTCTTATCAAAATTCAATGAAGCTGTAACGATATTGTCAAATTTAGTCTTATAAAGAAACATAATATTAAATTTTACACAGAATATTTAGTACTGTGATATAAAAGACCCGCAGCATATGTATCTAAATCATGTTCAGAAGCGGTATTTTGAATCTCATTTAATATTCCTAACTTGTCTAATTTATTAGGATCATTTAAAACCTGCGAAGCTATATTTGACCAATTATCTGATTCGGAAGCTAAAATAATTGCTTCAGAAATTCCTTGGGCTAATTTCTTTTGTTCGGAATTTAAAGTCTTTTTAGAATATTTCTTTTTCAATCCAGCTTCTACAATAGAATATAAATCTTTAGTCTTTTCCATTACCTTAGCAATCGCATCTTTAGCATAAACAGAAGCCTTAGCGCCAACAGGACGACCTTTTTCTGTTGGAGTAGTTGTCTTTTTCATTGGAGGCGTTGAACCGCCACTAGTTGAAACGTCTGGCATGGGTGGAGGAATAACCGGAACACCGCCAACGATTGGATTATAATATCCCTTCTTTCTTTCTTCGACGAATTTTTGTTGAGCGATACCTAACTCTTCTTGAGTTGGATATATACCCGTTTCGATAACCTTCAAACCTTCTTCTGGTGGCAATATTCCAAGCTCCATCATGCGAGTTACAACGCGATTAAACTGTGTTTCATCTTTGATAGAAACTTCTTCAAACTTAGCGATTGGACACTTACCTTTAAACCCTAAATTACGAAATATTAATTCCATTTCAGGCTGCAAGAAATCATTCAAGAAAGCTTTTCTAGCTTCTTTTAATCTTTCAAAGAATACTTGAGCTTTTACAGTAGTATTAGCAAACTTTTCTGATCCAATAAGAATATTTTGTAAACCTTCTTTGATATCTTCATTAACTACTTTGTATTTTTCATATCCTAAAACTTTGTTCATGTCAGGAATAATGAACTCAGCTTTTGTTGTGTAATCTGCAACGAGAACACGACCAACAGATTGATTGCTCAAAAGACTTTGCATGGCTTTTATGTTTTTATGGTTGATGCCACCTTTAGCTGGCTCAGTTCCCATAGTTATTAACAAGATTACGTTCTCAATTGTGCGGCAAATAGCTTGATCAATCTTTTTCATTTCCATTTTAAAATTGATATCATCAAGAACTGCAAAACCAAATGGTACGGCAAATGGCTCGTAGTCTTGTTTCTTATAAAAAGAATAAATGATATCTGTAGGATTCAATTGAATCTTCAAGCCATCTCTAGCCCACTGTCCTAATCTAATTTTTTCTTGAGTATCTTTATCTAAGCTTTCAAAAACAGTTTTATCGTGTTCATTTTTAGGAGATCTTAGTCTTTCTAATTCGTATTCAGAGAGTATTTTCTGATAAACAACTTGATGCCAAGAGCTTGTATGATTCGTTGTTAGATAAAAAGGATTGAGTAGTATATACTGAACTGGAACCAAGTTCTTTACATCATATGGTGTTGGATAATTATAGACTTTAATATCAGTATTATAAGAAGATCCATCATATGAAGCATATGTTTCCAATAGTTTTTGGAAGTCATCTATTTCAAACTTAGCATTGATTTTATAAAAAAATACATTACCACTGCGATAATATTCACGGAAGTATTGATCTTTTACATTCCACATTCTTGTATACTTCATCCATTTTGCAAAAAAGTCTTTAGCTTTTTGACTTCCGCCTTCTAAATAAATTTCGGCATTAGCAAATTCAGACATGATATCAACTGCATTTCTGAAAATAGCTACATTAGCATAAGCTTTTTGACATAATTCAATAGCATCGCGAATATTATATCCATTTATGGACATTTCGAATGGCAACATACCTTCTCTAATATTGCCATACTTATATATCTTTGGTCCTACATAGGCTAAATTTCTACGAAGGTTGGTTGTTTCGCCAGTTCCAGTTCTTTCATATGTGGAAGCTGTGCTTTGCTCGTAAAACGGGTCGCCAACAAGCGAAGGCTCTGAGTAATCCTTTAATAAGGCGTCTAAAGGTGCCGATTGGTTTTCATCTGCCTTTGAAAACTTACTCCAATAATCTGATCTTTTATTATATTTGCGACTCATGTTAATAATAGTTACACATTGTAACTTTGAAAGTGACTTTTTAACTTTAACCTATAAACATAGGCTCAAAAGTTTCTGTAACATCATCAACTTGAGTATTACCCATATCGAAATATATTTTGCAAAGCCAATTTCCTAATACTAATGCTGAATAGCTATCTTTTCTAGGTTTATCTGGTCCAGATTTGCGTTTTAAATTGGCTGGAAGATCAAAATTCTGCATACCTTGTGCAGAAGTTGTTATTTGTATAAGAGCGCATTCTGTTTTTGTGAGCATAATCATATCTGATAAATGTTCTACGAAATCAATCATCTTGGCTTCTTCATTTTCTTTTTCACTATCTAAAGCGTTTGAGAATTTAAGATCAGTAATACCAATGTGTTTTTTAGTTTGATTTCTAAAGTTATCATCAATGGCTCTGCTTGCAAAATATGTGCGACGATGATCAAAATTCGCTTGCAACATTTCGTTAGCTAAACGTATCCAGCCAGAAGTAGGTTTTCTTAAAAATACATATTTAAAATCGGACTTATTATATTCAGATTTTGCAGAATAAAGATTCTGAGTATATTCTTCAGGACGTTCAAATTCTGTTGTTATTGGTTTAAGATTTATTTTAGCATCTTTAAACAACTCGCTTTCATTACAAGAATTCATAAACTGAACGCCACCGTTGTAGTCCATACAAACTCCAACAACATTAAAGTTTTGTAGTAGATATAAGAAATATTTGATATGATCTTTTAATGAAGAACCTGACAGCGCATAAGAATGCACTAATGTATTGATTTGTTTTTCTCTATTTATTTTCAATACTTGAATTGCAAAATCGTCTGACGATTCCGTCTCTGACCAAGAAGGGTCAACAGCTAATATATATTCATCTTCTGGATTTCCAACAACTTCAACAGCAGGTAATTCACCATCTGGCACTGTACACAAAGCCATCTTGGAAATTTTAAAATATCCAGAACTATCATCACTAAATTGTGCGCCAAATTCTCGCAAGAATTGAGACTCACTCATTGTAGCTTTAGCTTGATTAATTAGATTTTGATCGTATAGTTGAACTGGAGCGCAATCATAAGAAAATTGCATGACGCAACGCTTTGTCTTTTCATTGTTTTTAGGGTTAAATATCAAAGTGTCATACTGCTCATATAATTTGTATAAATATTCAAATTTGAAAGATGCAGAAGATAATGCAATCAGTTTATTATTAGGCCAAATATATCTGTCATTTTCCGTCATCTCTCCTTTAGCAATTAATTGCGTTTCTAAATTATACAACTCTTCTCGTTGAGTTGGATTTTGAACAACAGACAAGAATGGTACGATAACTTCATTATAAATACGCTCAGGCATCAATAAAAACTCGTCAATAATAATACGATGGAAACGAAATCCACGCAGTTTTTCACCATCACCTAACGGCAACGCACGAATGCGACTTTTACCAATCTCCATTACCCATTCGTCATTAGACTTGGATATTTTTGTGATACATTGTTTTAAAAGATAAGCTTCAGGCTTGGCAGCAATATCTTCTATCTTTTTAAAGATCATTTTTGACTGACGAAACGAGCGGGATAAAATACCTGTCTCAACGCCCTGATTTAAAATTGCATCAAGTATTGCATATATGCCAGTGGTATAAGACTTACTCATACCACGCGACCACACTCCTAAAAAATAATCGCTTTCCAACATGCCTTTAATAGCCATATGTTGAAAAGGAAATAATTTGACACCAGTTATTAGATCGGTAGCAAAAGTCGTATTATTGCGAAGAAATTGATAAAACAACAACTTCGCTTCTCGCTCTTCTAAATAACCAGAAATCTTCGCTAATTCCTCATTGGAAATGAGCTGCGATTTCCTTGGTACTTGGTTGCCTGTTTCCCAACTCATTGTCTAAAAAGTATTGAATATCTACTTGCCACAGTGACTTACCATGATACAACAATCTAGGTATAATATCTAAAGATTTATTTCTGCTGCCTGTAAATATAAATTGTATATGTCTAGGATATTTATGGCATAAGTTACGCATATTATGAAAAACGTATTCTAAATTTGTTTTTCTATTATATTTCTTTTGATTGAATAGAATTGTATTTATATTGCTTTCTACTACAACAAATAAATAACAATCAAGCTCAACGGCTTTAATCAACTCTCTTTCGAACCGCTCAATTCCTGAAGCCATCGTTCCTAAAAAGTCTGATTCACTTTTTCTATCTACAAATGTATTCGTAAAATATTTTCTATCCGCTATAAGATAGTCTCCAACAAAAATTTTTTCTACCTTTGATTTAGGAAATTCCAAAGGATCTTGTTCTCTTGTATCTATAAGAATTGGTAAATGCGAAACATCAACTTTCTTAAAAGATTCTGGTAAATTCTTATTATATAAAGGCTCTATGTTTAACAACTTGCAAGCTGAAGTATAAGAATTGAAATGTTTCTTATAAATATTTAAACTAGGCATATCCAAAGTTATCAACTCATTATGAAATGGCGCAAAATGATAATGTTTTTCATCTACTCTTCTTCTTAAAATATCTAAACACTTAACCTTCACCATTTCTTCATTCTCTGATTTTTCCCACTTAAGAAATTCATTATAATCAATAAAATCTGTCTCAAAATATTGTTTTTTATTTTTAAATGGTATTTGCTGCCTATAATACAAAGAATGTCTGGGATAGTATTTACAATAATATTCAGCTTGATATAGATTATGCTTTTTTAAATGAGCGTGAAAAGATTTATCATTTATAAAAGATTCATTACAGATTTTACATGTCATGTTAATTGGTAAAATAAAATGTTGTTTGCGTATTCCCTCCAACACACCAATCAAAACGAAACAAATTATTTTTATTAATATTATTTATTAATTCATCATTTCTATTTGGATCATGAGTCTCGATAGCTATTTTTTCTATTCTAGATAAAATATTTTTATCAATATTTTTAAATATATCATACTCGCTACCTTCTATATCAATTTTCAAAAAGTTAATTTTATCTAAATTGTATAAATCGAAAATATTAGAGATAGTTAAATTTATTTTAGTTGGATTGGCCCATGTATTATTAATTTTAGAGTTTTCAGCAACAACGTTTGCATTTAAATATTCTATATTTCTATTTTCATATGTATTTTTTACCAAACAACTAAAAAAAGCATCTCCTCCTTCAACTGATATAACTTTTTTACATTTTTGAGCAGCGTAGTTGGTGAAGAAACCAACATTAGCCCCTAAATCAACAACTACATCATCCTTATTAATTATACAGTCAGACATTTCATACACACAATTAGTTTTAGAATATTCACAATCGTATATCTCTTTATAAAAATAATCGAACCACATCCACTGTGAATCATTAAATACGTTAATGAAGTTTTTTTCAAAAAACTTCTTATTACGATCATCGTAAAGTAACCATTTTCTTTCGTGATTTATCATATAGCATCTTCTTTAGAAATTCCTAAAATTCTAGCTTTCCATGCAGACATATTTTCCAAACGATCAGCTTCTTCCTTGATTGTTCGTTTTTGCATATCTGCGATTTGAATCATCATTTTGCGTTCTTGTTCATCTTGAAATAGTTCTACAAGATTAAGTATTGAAGCGTTCTTCTGATGAGTTTGCTCAACTCTTTTTGAACGTTCGCCGTTTAGTTTCTGAATGCTTTTATCAATACGGCTAGCGCATTGATTATACTCTTCTGAAATAGTTTTTAGCACTTCAGTTAAACGCATTGTAAAATCTTTTTGATCTTGCGTTTCATTAAACATATCGTTAATTTTATTCTTTTTGATATCAATTTGACGTAGATTGATATAATCCATGCAAACATTAATATATAAATTAATTTCATCAACAGTTAGATCAGGCTTATCCCAGACTGAACGAACAAACTCAGCTTCAAATAACTCTTTGTCTGTAGAACTGTTGTAAGAATCATAATTACCAACAAATCTAGGACTTGATAGATAAGTTAATAATTTTTCCATGCATTTTCTATGCTGCAATGAAAGTTTTTCTTCTGAAATATTTTGCCCAGCCCATTTATTTACTTTATTTATTACTGTTTTAATAGAACGAGGAACAGAGTATTTATCTCCAACTCCAGACTCATTATCCACAAGGAAATCAGGATATTTTTCTTTTATATATTTTTGAACTGCTCTGTATTCTGGAGTAATAAATATATTTATGTTTTCTAGTCCAACAAATTTCTCATGAAATATTAATTCTGTTACTTGTCTGGGGGTAATTCCTGTTTTTATGTTTTGGTCAATGAATTCGCAGTTTTCTTTTGATAGTATTTCTACCGTTTGGGTAGGCTTGGGTTTTTCTTGTTTCTTCGTAAATCCAGTTGTAATTAAAAAATCTCTAACTGCTTTAGCCTCTTTAGATCTACCTGTTAAATCTTCTCTATTAAAGACAAGATTAGCCAACACAACATAATCTTGTGTTCCTTCGTTTATTTTTCTTAGAATAAATGCTTTATTTTCGTCAGTTAACATATTAAGAAGAGAATATATCATTATCTTTTAGCAAATTCTGCGCTTTAATATACAACATTTTTTTTAAATTTTTGATTTGTTTATAGCCAGCTTTTCTGCCTTTTTCACTAGTTTTAAATCGTAATATTTTAGCAACTTGATCATCTGTTAAATTATCCATAAAAAACATTTTATAAATAAAAAAGTGTTTATCACTTAAATTACTTTTCATCAAATCGTGAAGTTTATTTTCTGCATTTTTATAATCATAGCTCGCACTAGATTCGAAGTTCATAAAATAATTCTTATGATTTTCTAAGCTTACTGTTATTTTAACATCGTATGCTGATTTTTTTATTTTTTCCCACTTGGCGTATAAAGGACATTGGTTACACTGCTTGCCACTAGTCGTAAATCCACAAGACATTTCCGCACCAGTATCGCCTTCTTTATTCTGATTAAACGGGCAAGATAAACACGGACGAGCGAAACTCGTATAATTATTTCTAATTATGTTTCTAATTTGATTTGTTACTATACGATTCACCCAAGGTTCAATCGCTCGCGATTGATCCCATAGATGCCATTTCTTATAAATATGGAGCTTTATAATTTGCTCTATATCTTCAAAATCGAACCAAGTAATCGCTTTTAACTTCCATTTATTTTTTCGCTTCTTGATTACTTGGTCGATTATTTCATACATGTCTTCAAATTTTTTCTTTTTACGATTCATCAATATCCTGAATAGGTCGCGAACTGCATTCTTTCAGCGACTGCGCTAAAAATTCTTCTTTAGACAGTCTTCTATAATTACTATTTGCTCTTAGTGATACTCTTTCATTCGGATCTACAGGCGGGGCGGTAAATAGTTCTTTACCAGAATATTTATTACCTACTGGCTTCTCAATTTCATAGTGCAGCTTTGATGGTCTTACAAATGTTGTTGGAATGCCATCTTCATCAACGTCGCTTGATTGATTCCTAGATGTATTTCTAGCAGATAGCTGTTGCTGAATAGAAGGTTTAGCGATATTAGCAAATCCTCCTAATGAATTACCACAATTAGTGCAAAATTTAGATCCTTGTACATGCTTAGTTCCGCAACTTGAACAGTAAATATTACTCATACGTTTATTATATCAGTGTATATTTGTTTTATCTAATTTCTTAAACACGCTGACGATATATTTTAGAATTTCGCTGCGCATAATATCTTCTTCATCAAATTGAAAACAATAAATACCGCGCTCTTCACTTTCTTTATTATTGAAAAGATCATATACTCTCATAAAACCAGATTTATTACCGATATCTGATTGCATTGCATCACCGCAGATAAACATCTTGGTATTTTCTCCAATACGAGTGAGAAGCGTGATCAATTCCTTGCTACTATAGTTTTGAGATTCATCAGCAATAATAATCTTATCATTCCAAGTAGCTCCTCTTAAGAAATTTATAGGAAGCGCTTCAATAAAACCATTTGTTTCTAGGTATTTAGATTGAGACATTGGTAACAACTCATCTAATTTATCATACAATGGCATCATAAATGGATTAAACTTTTCATCCACAGTTCCAGGTAATGAACCTAAAGCTCTTTCGCCTGATTCAGCGATGGTTCTGATATATTTTAGCTCTGATCTAGGATTCATATTCAAAATATGAAGCGCACAATAAACAGCTAAAAATGTTTTAGAAGAACCAGCGGGACCATTAATAAAAATAATCTTTGTATTCTTATCGAAGGCTATCTGAGCGAAACTTTTTTGTTTGTCTGTTAAATTGAAGTTTTTAATATTTAATTTAACAGATCTAAAATGATTATCGGCAATGATTTCGTTAAGATCTTCTTTTTCTTTTTGGATTTTTTTCTTTTTGGTTGACATGTTATTTAGAAATTTACACTATATTGTATGGTTTTTCACTGTTTAAGCGTTCCATATTCATCGACAAGAAAAGATATTTCTTTGTGCGCTTTCGTGCAAAAAGTTTACAAATTTTGCGAAGAAATGACTGCAAGAGGCCATACTGTTTACCACTACGGTCATGAAGACTCCATTGTTAATTGTACAGAGCATATTAATGTTATTAATAATGATATATTAAAAGAGAGTTATGGCAACTTAAATGATTGGAAAGAAAAAGGATTCAATCAAAATGTAAATACAAAAGCAGTTAGTATATTTAATAATAACTGCATTATTGAATTAAGTAAAAGAATTAAATCGAATAAAGAATTTATTTTATGTTGGTTTGGATTTGCTCATGAACCATGTGTTAAACATTTTTATGATAAAGCTGTAGTTGTAGAACCAAGTATAGGTTATGATAGCATGTTTGCGCCTATCAAAATATTCGAAACTCATAGTCAAATGCATAAAATGCATGGATACTCTTCTACTAATGTAGATATAGGAAACGAATTTGTAGTTTATCCCGGTTTTGATCCTAATGATTTTTTTTATAAAAAAGAAAAATCTAATACAGCTTTATTTTTAGGCAGAATCACAGAAGCGAAAGGAGCTAAAGTTGCTTATGATATATGCAATGATTTAAAACAAGATATAATTTTTGCTGGCCCAAACACACTAGGTTTAAAAGAAACTAAATATTGTCAATTTGTCGGTTTCGTCGATCCTATTAAAAGAATGTATTTACTTAGCGATGCTAAATTTCTATTCGCTCCTTCATTATTTATAGAACCGTGCAATTGGACTGTTATTGAAGCTCAATTTTCAGGAACGCCAACGATAACAACTAATTTTGGCGGTTTTACTGAAACTGTATCTCAAGGCGAAACTGGATTTAGATGCTCAAACATAAATGATATAATTTATGCTGTTCAAAACGTAAAAAACTTAATTGATCCTAAAAATTGTTATAATAATGCTATCTCTAAATTCACAATCAAACAACAATGTGACTATTATGAATATTTATTTAAATCACTAATACATTGATCAATTTTTTCTTTTACCATTTCAAAAGAAATTGTTTTCGTACATTCAAAATCTTTATTTCTGGGACAATACATCCAACTTTCAGCTATTCCTTTAATATTGTCTATTGAACTATCATTTAAGCAACCATGACATACATTTTTATTTATAACTCTGTAGGAATTTTTCTTAAATTCATTATCTTCGTTGGTGCATCCTGAAATCATTACTACTTTTTTATTTAAAGCCCACGCTAACCAAGACAAACCACTACTAAGACCAATGAAAAAACTACAGTTTTTAATTTGCTGTATTCTATAATCTATTGGATAATCTCCAGTTTCATTTATAGCTCCTTCAGGAATTTTATTAAAATTTCCCTTCAATCCAAATAGTTCGAACTTATCAATAACATAAACGTCATAATTTAATTTTTTTAAATATCTAATGACTTTTTGCCAACCAACGCCATTATTCCAATATTTCATTTGCGCTGTAGAATGGACACTTATACAAACATACTTTTTCTTTTTATTAAATTTATATTTATCTGATATTTTTATCAAAGGCATTACTTCTTCATAATTTAATTCAAGAGTATCGCAAATTATTTTTTGCATTGGACCTTCCTGAAAAATAAAACAAATTTCTTTTATGATATCAAACGTATCTTCATAATCTAAATCTACAAAATAAACATTTGGATTATCAGAGTAAAACAAGTCAAACCATTTGCTTTTAACATAAACTTTACCGCCATGCTTTTTTTGATAAAGATCGGCGTATACTGAAAAAGCTATATTATCTCCAAGGCTTTGTGAGATTAAATTTATTAAAGTTTTCACAGATTATTGTCTTTTATACAAGCATCAATTTTTTCTTTAACCATCTCAAAAGTTATTTTCTTTGAGCATTCAAAAATGCGATCATCATTTTTATGTTCGGGACACCATAACCAATCTCCACCATTGAATTCGTGTTTTGTATTATTCCAACAACTATTACAAACATTTTTATTATGAACTCTGTATGGAGTATAAAATTCTGAATTAGGATCTGAAAAACCAGAAATTAGTATTACCGGCTTTTCGCATCCCCAAGCTAACCAAGATAAGCCTGAACCCAAACCTATAAAAAAATCGCAGTTATATAGATCTTGTATTCTTTCATGTAAGCTTATATTTCCAGTTTTGTCAATACAATTTTCTGGAATAGTGTTCATATTTTTTTCGATACCAAAGTGTTTATCCTTATCTATACAAATAACTTTATAATTTAAGCTCTTTAAATAATCAATAGTTTGTTGCCAACCAGTTTCATTATTCCAGTATTTAGCCTGAGCAGTGCTTTGAGTAGCTATGCAAACTGTTCTTTCTCTTGTTATTTTATTAGGTTTCTTTAGTTTTGCTGGTTTATTACCATACGGCAAACCTAAAATTTCATTCGCTATATCTGACAAGCTTATAGTTCTCCAATCTTTAGCGCAAAAACCACTTGGCCCAAATGGTCTAAAACATCCAATCTTATATATGTGATTATAATTTAGCTGGTTTTTGCTTAAATCAGAAAAATTAAAGAAGTTAATATTTTTATACGCATCAAGATCAAAAATATCAAAGATAGGAGTGTAGTAATCGATTACACAATCATGTTTCAACTGAAATTTTTCAATCGAATCCATCCAAGCAATTGTGTCGCCCAATGAACAAGAATCGTTTATAATACAAACTTTTTTATTTTTTAAATTCAAAATGTACTCTTCTGAAAATGATTTTGATTTAATTGTTATTTTCCAAGGAACGTAATACTTTACATTGCATGATGTCCACATTTTATTATTTATTGTGGCGGAATGCACAATTGAATTATTTCGAGGATCTTCAAATGTTATGTCATAACTTTCTTGGTCGTTACCAAATATTTCCACAAATGGCCCATTAGTGAAACTTATGTTAATTGAATTTTTTTGTTTTAGTACAGGCTTTATATTAAACGGTGTTTCAAAATAATTTTTTAAAAGTTGTTCTTTCATTTTATATTTTATTTTTATATACTTCTAACATTTTATCTACGACCGATGACCAGTCACTTTCTTTCGCTGATTCTAAAGTTATTTTCTTTAAATGGTCATAATTTTCTAAGGTTTCTTTGATTTTTTGGGCTATTAATCTGTGATCTCTATCTATTCTTACAAGACCTTTCAAATTATTATTTTTTTCAAAAGTTGCCAATACAATTAGACCACAAGCTTGAGCTTCTAAAAGAGTTAAATTAGGATGACCTCCTTCTAATATAGAAGCGTGTAAAAATACAGTGTGTTCTTGATAAGTTTTAAGTAATTCTTCTTCCGTTAGATCATATTTTATTTCTAACTTATCATAATCTACTTTCATTTTATCAAAAAAGTTTTTATTATTTTTAGGGCCAGCAATAGTTATCGGCATGTTAAGTCTTCTAGCCGCTTCTATAGCATAAGAAAAACCTTTTCTATCTTCGCTATTATCATGACCAAATCCATTATTAGCTACGCATAATAACTTATGTTGTTTAAGAGAATGAGCTGGTTTAAAAAAAGACGTATCTACTCCAAGCGATAAATAACTCACATTTGGCAAATCAAAATAATCAACAAGAAATTTAGCCGACACAAATGTATGAATAGAATTTTTTGCAGCTTCGTAATTTTCTTTAAAAACGTAAGAGTCTTTTCCATATAAATAAGCATGATGATCGTTCATGCTAAAAAAATAAGGAATATTTCTGCTGTGTAATAAATTTGCTAAATTACCAACATGAGCATGTACGACATCAAATTCATTTTTCTTTATATCGTCTGTGTATCTGATTTCGCTTAAATGATTTTTATCTAATGATTTAACGTGATAAAACCAAATCAATTTTTCGATAGCCCCCCAACCATTAGGAGGAATTGGCAGCAAACCTGGATGTGTGTGTACTATTTTCATTCTTTTATACACAATGTATTATCGATTTCCATTACGTTAGTCACTTCTACTATTTTTGTAAAATCATCTTTGATCATAGTAACTATTGTGGGTTTTTTATCAAATTTAATCATGGCGAATTCATAAGAGATCACGCCATCAATAGAAAAATTATATTGAGTTTCTTCTCCATTTATATTTACTATAAACTTGCAGTCATTATTAACATCATTAATTTTTATTAAAGCCACCGCAAAAATATTTTCTTGCAAAACGTCATTAACATAAACTCTAAAAATATTAGGTATACATCCATTTATTAATTTATCACTTTCTTTAGGAGAAAGAATTTTATTCCAGACGCTTTTTTTTCCAAAATCTGAAAATATAAGATCACCGTCTCTAACTATTATTTCATTCATTTTTTCTTTTAGGACTTTAGTCAAAAAGCCTTCTGCAATAATAAATTTATCACAATCAATAAAGTCCTGATAATCTTTTTCGTTGTTTATTTGCGGATACAAAGAAAGTAAAAAGTCTATATCAAAATATAAAACATGACAAGAAGTAAACAAATCTACTCCATCTTTATGTAAATAAATCAAACCTTTTTTATTTGAATCAACCATGTTTCTTAGTTCGTCATTAATTCTTTCTGGATTCTCTAGCAAGCAATCTGCTTCAGTTTTTACTATATGAGTATAGTTTAAACTTTTTAAATAAATTAATGATCTATATATATTAGATAGAACAGATAACCCATGTTTTTGCTTTTCTTCTATAGAACATCTAAAAGCATATTTATTATCAGCGCAAAACAAAACTATAGATTTATATTGAGAATATTTATCTTTAAAAAGCCTATCTTCTTTATCGTAAATTAAATAATCAACATGATCCAAAACTTTATTATCAAATTTTGAATTAGTCATTAACAACAAAGGTAAACCTGTTTTCTTCATATTGTTTGCGTATTCAAAAAAATTTAAATAATTGCATTCACTATGAAAAAACACATCTGTTACTAATGCAGCTTTAATTTCTTTATTCTTATTAGATGAAATTAGTTTTTTATTTGTCGCGAGAAACATGCCATTAAGTGAATTTAATAATTCACTTTCGGAGCAGCTTTCTTCGCGGATGGCAAAAGTATTTATCTCAAAATCTAAACTTCTTAAATATGAAATCAAATTTTTGACTTCATCATTTCTATTTTCATGAATTTCTATTAACAAATATTTTACTTTTTTATAGAAACTTGAATCTAATGAATGCAATACCATATACTCTGCGCCTTCAATATCTATCTTAATTAAATCGACGTAATCTATTTTCTTAGAATCGCAGAAAGAATCTAATTTGACGGTATCGACTTCGAAATTAACAATTTCATTTTCTGGCAAATGAAAAGATATGTGATTTTTATCAAATGCACTTATTGTTGAATTATCTGGATGATAAAAAAATTGACACTTTCCATTTGTATCGCTTACGGCTTTATCAATTATCTCTACCCTTGGATTAGATGAGTATCTGTGATTTAGATTGCGTAAAGCGTTAGGATTAGGCTCAAAACCATAAATCTTTTTTACTCCCGCTAATAACATCTTTTCAATAAAAATTCCATTATTAGCTCCAGCATCTAACACGACATCTAAATCCTGAAAATTAAGAGAAGGAAACTGCTTTTCTATATTTTTATTTACAAACATTTCTTGAAAATTCCAGAAAGGTCTATCGAATGGATTTAAAAGAGAAAACTCAATTTTATCAGGATTTTTTGCACAATTATTTGTGAAAAGTTCTTTAGTAAATAGTAAATTATAATTTAAATCATAAAATTCTACAAGAAAGCCTCTAAAGTTTTTATCTTTACCAAATTCATAATTTTGCTGCATAGGTATGGCCCAAACTCCACCGCCATTATTAAAATTATTATTTCTTATGGAATAAAAAGTAGTTAAAGAATCTATGTCTTTATAAACTGTATGAATCTTCATTTCAGGCAATAAGCTAGAACAGCCGCGACACCAAACCCAAAACTTATTTTCCTCACCTGAGAAGTCTATAGTAAAATAAGATGGATCTATATATTTTCTAACTTGTTCATCATAAACTGAAACTATCTTTTCTCTTAAACTATTTAAATTAGTGTCATTATCTAATGATAAAAACATCATATTATCATATTTATTATACATGTCGCAATAAACTGGCAAATTATATAAGAAAATAGGCACATTCCACCCTATACATTCTCTTATAACTAATGGACTTGTTTCTTTATCATTTTCGAAGCCTCTCGACGCAAAGAAAAATAAGTCAGCAGCATCATAAAAATTATCAACATCTGCTCTTTCTCCCCATACCACACAATTAGAAGGCAAATCTTTTATAGCATCTTCCCAATAAAACTTAAAGTTATCGGCTAATGAACCAATAAAATGAAATCGTACTGGCAAATTAACTAGTTTTCGCGCATATTCTATTAATTCTTTTTGATTCTTTCTAGGAGTAAATAATCCTACATTAATTATATGTACATAGTTTGGATCAAGATTTAGTTTACGCAAAGCAGATGCTCTATCTGATTTTTTCTTATATGTTATTGGAAACTCAACTATCTCAGAAGGAACGTCGATAGATTCGAACAGCCTTCTTTGATATTCACTAATAAGTAGAAATTTATCTGGAAAAAACAATTTATTGTTAGCATTAAAGCTGCTATCATGTGATGTTTCAAATATTTTATATGTTCTGTTTGCGTTGTATATCTGTTTAGCTACTTCGTAATCACAAAAATATTCTGGCATTTCTTCGAAATGAACTACATCGGGCGTAATACGATTTATTTCTTTTATAATGTCGTATTTATTTTCGCCTATTGTGATTAATTTATTTCCTAAAAGTTTTTGAATTTCGGATTTTTGAACGATTAAAACGCCACCAGTAATGTCTGTATACTCAATACAATATATATCGCACAAGTCATTTAATAATCTAATTTTTTCTAGCAGATAGCGAGGTGCGCCGCCAGTAGATAGATGCGGCGTAATGTACAATACCTTCATATATGATACTCTATAATCGTATTTTTATTAAGATATTCTATAGCTTTATGTAAAATATTAACGTCATCATTAAAGCGCCCAATACCTAGATTACAGCTGTTACATATATATCCGCGAAATACATTATCAAAGTGACAATGGTCTAATATCCATGTGCTAGTATAGTTTTTACAAATTGGACAGTTACCGGGAGGAGGTGGGGGGTTTTGAGACCGTAGGTTTCGGCGCAATGAACTGAGTTCATTATTGCATGACTTGCAAGTGTTTTTTCTGCCAGCGTCACTTGTGGAAAAGAATGGGAATTCACTTATGTCTTTTTCGTTTTTACAGTTGCGGCAGATCTTTGTACACATTTATAGTATATTGTATATGTAAAAGCTTTGTTTTTTATTTTTTTGTTTTAGAAAATATATGGCTCGGATTTTTTTTGTGTTTTTTATAGGGATTTATAGCGTGTTTTTGTTTTGTTTTTAGAAAAAGGGGGGAGGGGTGTATGGGTTGTGTTGTTATTGAGATAATAAGAAGGAGATATAATAGATAAAGATAAGATGATATTAATATATGAATAGGTAAATATATAACATGAATATAATATGTAAGTTAGGTATATTGAGAATGTAATAGATAGGATAAAATGAGATTAGAGATTGAGAATAACCTCCCCCCACCTTGATTGCGCTAATGTCAAACAAAAAAATTTCAAAAAAACGGGGGGATAGTAGAACTTGGCACGGTATGTGCTGGGTGCAGTAAGTGTGCCAACCTAGCGCCTCCAGGCCATCGAAAAAAAGTGAAAAAAACTATCTGAAAGTGTTGACGCTCACCGAGTTTTCCCCCATAGTGTGTCCATGCAAAACGAGATTGTCATTCTGAAGGTGAGCAAGTTCAAGACGGTGGCTTTGGTTGGTGTGACGTACCGCAAGGCGGACGGCACGACGGGTGTGTCCCACGGCAAGACTGAGGCGGAAGCAATCGCCAACATCAGCGTG